GCTGGGATGACGCCGTCGTCGCCGAGCCTAAGAGCTTCGCTGCCGTCGTCGATCTGACCACCAACGCCTAAACCTACGCATCATGGAAACCCGCGACATCCTTGAGATCACCTGCCCGTCCCTGGCGGACTTCCGCAGACACCTGCGGATCACCTCGCACGACCTCGACGCCGAGCTTCACGCGAAGCTCCGCGCCGCGATCCTGCTGGCCGAGCACGAGATCTCCACGGTGATTGCTCCTTCCGTGTATGACCTCTCCTGTAAGTTCGTCAGCAACCTTGGACTGAGGTGGCCTGTCCGCAGCGTCACCTCGGTCAAGGTGGACGGCGAGCTGCTGCCGGAGACGGACTACACCGTGACGGAGAAGAGCCTGACCATTGCGGAGGGTGTCGCCGGATCCAAGATGGAGGTGGTCTATGAGGCCGGCCTGGAGCAGGTCCCCGAGGACATCCAGGCAGCCATCCTGCTTCTTGCCGGAAGCCTGTTCAACAACCCGACGGACCGCCCGGAGGAACGTGACCGGACAACGGCACGGAACCTCCTGCGGCCCTACCGCACCTGGGGGGACCACTGATGGAGAACAAAGTCAACATCGGTGAGCTCGACACCCTGGTGACGGTCCGGCGGGGAGTACAGTCTTCCGGTCAGGAAGGTCAGAAGAAGTTCACGTATTCCTTCTACCGTGACGTGTACGCGAAGGTGGAGCGGAATGTCAGTGAACTGGTGGCCAACACCAACCTCGAGGAAGGTGACTACGTGCAGCTGACCATCTACAAGATTCCGGAGCTTACCACCCGCTGGCGGATTGTCCTGGGAGGACGTGACTACGAGATCACCGGCATTGACCCGATTTCCCGCGTCTCTCCCGTTTGTGTGCTCTCCATTCATTCCATCAACTGATGGCGCAGGTGGTACACATAGAGGGCCTCGATGATTGCCTCAGATGCATGGACCAGGCGCCGGCGAATGCTGTGAAGATGACCCAGACGGCGCTCCGGGAGGCCTCCAAGAAGGCTGTCCGGACTATCCGTCAGAGGACACCGCAGAGGTTTCGCAGACTGGTGAAGTACAAGGTCTTCAAGGGCCAGGTCACCCACAACACCAATGCCCTCGTCGGTCTCTTCAACAAGAAGCAGACGAAGAACGGGAGCGGACAGGTGGCCGACTGGTTCAAAGCCTATTGGAAAAACTATGGCACCTTGACCCTTCGAGACCCTCAGCACGACTTCGACAGCCCGGTAAAACGGCACACGGCAAGACGCCGGAACGATGTGGGCCAGCCCGCAGAGAACTTCTTCGAGGCCGCCATCGCAGGATGGGACGGGCCCTTCATGGAAGCCTTCGAGCAATCGATGGCGGAGCAACAGGAAAAACTTTACGACCGATGACCGAGAACCTTAGAGCACAACTTGTGTCGCTGCTGACCACGGCAGGCGTGAACGTCCGCCTCTCCGAGGACGAGACGAAGGAATACCCTTTCGTCACCTACGAGATGACGGTCAACCCTGTCATGGACAAGGACGGTGTTTACAAGTTCGTGGGCGAGACCTATATCCGGGTGGTTTCGGAAGACTTCGACGAGGCGGACCAGATCCGTGCCGATGTCGAGGCAGCCATTGAACTCGGGATGGGTTACGGAGCCGTCTACAGTTCCCGGCTCATCAACAGCAACAAGGACTGCGTGAACGGAGTCTGGACGCTGGAACTTTATTACAGCCTCACACAATGGGAGTAGCAGGATACAACATCGCATTCAAGCTGGATGACGCCACCCTGGCCGGAAGGACTCAGGATGACATCACCATCGCTGCGAGGACTTCGGAGCGTCTGACGAAGGACGACGAGGGCGACACCCAGGTCTCCGTCATCGGTCAGGACATCACTTTCCGGTGCACGGGTCTCGTGGTGGTCTCTGATGAGGAGCTCGAGGAAATGGCCCATCGGGACAACATGATTCAGATGATCCTCAACAGTAGTTCCATCGCCTTCACCTACATCATGCCCGGAGGGCGCACCCTTTCCGGGAATGTCGTTCCGGTGAACTACGGAGAATCTTCCAACGCATCCGACGACGCCACCTGGACGATGGACTTCCGCGTGGTTGGTACTCCCACCCTGTCGCAGGAGCTGGCGCCCATCAGTGACTCGCAGATCAATCCCGGGTCGGTCAATACCGAATACCCCGGAGGCCCCACCAGCAGTGGGTCCGGAACAGTAAACAACCCTTAAACAATCAATACCATGGCAGTAGCAGGATACAACATCGCATTCAAGATTGGCACTGGCAGCAGCGCCAAGACTCTCGCTGGCCGTACCCAGGATGACCTGACCATCGCAGCCCGGACGAAGGAGTCCCTGACCAAGGACGATGCCGGCGCGACCCAGGTGTCCATCACCGGCCATGACATCACCTTCCGGGCGACGGGCCTTGTGGACGTCACCGGCGGAACCAACAAGCTGGATCGTGATGACATCATCACGGACGCCCTGAAGACGGGCAGCAACGCGATCATCGCCTTCACCTACATGGCTACCGGCGGAACGACCTACACGGGCAACTGCGTCATCACCAACTATTCCGAGTCCTCCAACGCGAGCGACGATGCCACCTACACCGTTGACTTCCGTGTCACCGGTGCGATGACCGCCGCCTCCTAACCGATTACGGCCATGAAGAAGGACTACATCGTAATCGGCGGTAAGCAGTACCGCGTGGAGGTCAACTGGAATGCCCTGGGGTCTTTCCTCCGGGCCGTTGGCCGTGACACCATTGAAGAGCTCGCCAGCTTCACTACCATCCGTCCCTCGGAGATCGCGGCCCTGATGGCCGCCTGCATCATCGAGGGCGAGCGTCTGGAAGGCCGGAAGGTCGAGGGCGGAATCCTCAATTTCAGCCTTGACCTCGGTGCCGTCATCACGCCCAAGGATGTGGCCGCTTTCATGGACATCTATGTCCGTCAGAGCGCCCCGAGGATGGAGGTGGAAGAGCCAAAAAAAGAGGAGCGGGAGGAAGGTCCCGCCCGTTGACGATTGGCCGGGTCCGGGGCTGGGCGTTGGCCCGTCTCGGACTCGACCCTGAGTCTTTCGGCCTACTCAGGCAAGGAGAATACTGGGAGGCCATGATGGTCTGGATTGAGGACCGGAACGCCGAAAGGCGTCACGAGGCGGAGGTGCTCCGTGGGGTTGGTATCCGCCTGTTCAATCTCCAGCTGGCCAAGGGCAAGAGCGTGAAGCCCCACGAGTTCATGCCGTTCCCTTGGGACCCGGAAGAGCAGCCGGATGACGGAGGGCTCTCCCTGATGAACGAGGGCGAGAAGAAAGAGTCCTTGGCGAACTTGATGAAACACGTAAACTGGTAGATCTATGGCGAAGCAGCCGAACATGAAGATAGGCATCGGAGCCGACACCTCGGACTTCGAGAAAGGGGCAAAGTCCGTCAAGCAGGGACTGGGCGACCTCTCGAAGGTTGGGGACCAGGCTCTTGGGCAGCTGGGCAACGCTTTCGGTGTGAACACCGGGAAGATTGGCCAGATGACGTCTGCCATCCGTGGACTTGGGCAGAAGATGTCCGAGTGCGGGAATGCTGGTGTGTCGGCTTTCGGTAACATCTTGAAAGCCGTCGGCCCTGTTGGTGGTGCCATTGCCGGTATCGGCATTGGTGCCGCCATTGCTGGTTTCAAGGAACTGCAGAAGGAGGCGGATGCTTTCAAGAACACTGTGGCGGGTGCGAACATGGAGATGGCTACGGCCGCCTATGTCGACACCTACAAGCAGATCCTCCGGGACTTCAACGGTGACGTGGGCAAGTCCATCGCCGAGACGGAAAGCAAGTGGAAGAAGTTCTGGGGCACCATCGGTATCACGATGCGTGAGATGTTCACGACGGGTGCCTGGCAGGGAAGCTATCAGAACCCTACCGGGGGCGCTGCCATGGACGAGTACCTCAAGCGTATCAATGCCGCAAACCAGGGAGCCCAGAAGGCGCAGGACATCACCAACCAGATCTATGAGCTGGAGCGCAAGCGCAAGGAGCAGGCCGTAGACCTTGCAAGGCTGAATGACGACATCGCGGACAAGATGCAGGTGGCGAAGGACGCCACGGCCACTGCTGCGGAACGTCAGGACGCCATCTACAAGATTGAGCTGATGCTCGCCCAGAAGAGGGCCATGACGGTCGGGATGGAGGAGAAGCTGGCCCAGCTCTATCAGGAGCGTTCTGCTCTTGCTTCAGACTCCGTGGAGGCTGCGGATGCGACCCTGGCACAAAGTGCCCGAGTCTACGAGGTGTCCAGGGCTATCACGCAGGAGGAGACGGCCTTGCTCCGTATCAAGAGTTCTATCGGCAAGGCCTCCGAGGCAGAGCTCGCTGCAGCCCGGAAGCAGACGGAAGAACTCGAGAAGCAGAAGAGACTGCTTGACGAGCACATCAAGGCTGCCCGTGCCCGGGGTGCGGAGCTGGCCGGCATCCTCAACGGCGCCCCTACCTTGACCGGCCTCGCCACCGGTCCGCAGATGTCCATCAAGACGGATGCCTACGAGTTCAAGAACCGTCTCGTCGCGGAGATGGGTGAGATCACCTTGTATGTGGGCCTCAAGACGGACACGCAGAAGGCCCAGGACATCAGCAACGAAATAACCTCTCTGCTCCAGTCTGGAGTGGCCCGCACGGCGGAGATCCTCGGCGACCTTTTTGGGACTCTTGCCGGTGGCGGTGATGCCTGGGGGGACTTCAAGAACGCCGCCCTGTCTGCCTTCGGCGACATGGCCATCGCGGTTGGTAAGATTGCGATCTCGGCAGGTATCGCGTCGGAGGGCATTCAGGCAGCACTGAAGATGGACAACCCTT